CATATCAGCAGAACGTTTGAAAACGGGTTCAACATCCCAAGATTTGGCGGCAGAAATAGCGTCACCTTCAAGAAATTGTTTTTCATTAGGAAGGTTGACGGCAATACCTCTATCGGTCAACTCCTTGATATTTTGAGGAGTCAAAGCAAGACCGGGTTTTGTAATTTCATAATCAACGCCTGTTTGTAATTTACAAGTACAAGGGCGCAATTGCGCTTTTAAAATACGTTTAGCCATAATAGTAAAATTAAAAGTTAATATTTTTGTCCTACGCGGACGGCGGCAGCGTGACGCTGCACCCAAGTTCGCTCCGCGGGGAAAATTTGCATTGATTTTTTCATAGACGGCTTCCGCCTTTAAGGGTTTAGGTTAAACTAACCGGAGCACCCCCTAGAAGGGGACCCCCCAAGGAGCCGGACAGCTCCCCCCAGAGGGGACCCCCCATCGCAGAGTAACCGGGTCTGAAACTAAGAGGAGAGTTATTCGCACACACGAAGCGCGCGCGCGTTAATCCAACCTAGGAATAGCAACACGAGCAATCGGAAGTTTACACGTACAATCCAACCAAATTTGACCGTAGATTTTATCCGTTGTTTCGGTAACTGCAAACACATCGGTTACTTGTTCAGGATCTACAAGCAAGAAACTTTGAGCAAGTTCCGGTTTTTCATTGAAAACACGGTGCATAAGGAAGTTACTCAAATTAGTACGGAACAAACCGTGAGCAACATCATACTTTTGTGCATACTCATACCAAGGTCTATTATAACCGAAAGTTTCGGTAAGAGTATCAGGGTTAGCATTATACGCCTGAATAGGGCAGACCTCATTATATTTAATAGGCTGGAAGCCAATCAAGTTAAATTCAGGTTGATAATGTTCCATGAGACCACGGTAAGTAAAATGTTTAGGCAATAACTGGGTATAAACAGGTAACGGAGTAACAATAAGAATACCCATAATAATAGACTCTTCATCACAGAAGCACTCTATATTAGCGTTAGCTTCACCACGAACACCAGCAAGACCGGATTGAGAACCAAGAGCAGTAGCATAATCACCTGAACCGGATACAGCATTTTGATCTACTGTTTGAGTAACACTGTTAACATCAATATCACGGGAAACACCTCCGAAAAATTCAGGGAGAAGTAAATCAGCATAACGAACCTTTACAGCAAAACGACCTTCAACGATGTCTTTATAGGAATAACCTTTGCGCATGTTGAGTTCCAAGAATTTTTGGTAACAATTTACCATACGTAAATCCGGAATAGAAATACCGGAAGTAGCCAAATCATAAAGGCTACGAGCCTGGCGAACGGCGGTGCCGTTATCAAGTTCTAAATATTCAACACCTTCAAGACCTTCATCAGAAGTTTTAAATGAAAGACCATACTTTTTGCCGTCTTCATCTACAAGAGCAGTTTTGACAAGTTCAGTGCGGGTACCATCATCATTTGAAACAGTTTGGGTATAAGTAGTGATACCAACAAGCGGGGCATTACCTTGCTGCGGAGACTGGACAGCAGTAGTTAGGAAATCTTTTTCCCAGTTAGCATAGTGAAGTTCATACAAAGTATCATCAGCACCTCCGGCATCATTCGGAATCCAAGTATTATATTGTACTTGTCCGTTCAGATAATAGGGGTTATTACGGTTATCACGGATAAAAGCATTATAGATACCTTCATAAGCACGGAAGCCATAGGCAAGGATTTTTTGTTGTTTATCCTTATTAGGAGATGAAGAGTTATACCATGGCGAAGTAGCAAGAACAACATCAGAAACATTACCATCACCAACAATAGAAATATAACCAGCCGAAAATCTAGGCAAATTATTATCAGATGTTTGAGGAATAACAGTAAATAAATACACAGAAAAATAATTTCCTTCAGTTAAGCCTTTCAATAAGTCAGCGACCGAAAAAGAAAATGAAGAATCAAGAGTAACAATGTTCTTAATAGAACCATTTACAACCGCACAAATAACAGAAGAAGAAGAATAAGAAGTTGGAACATTACCCGTAAACTCAAGATAACCACGAGAATTAGAATCATACTTTGGACATGTAAGATTTTCAGAAAGAACCTGTATTTGATGACCAACACCAGCAGTAGCTAATAATTGACAAGCCGAACGATTAATATATAATGAAATTCCAGGATTAGAAACGGCTTCCGTTTTAAATGATTCTATACCAGTAAAAGCCTTAAACTTAGCTGTATAAGCAAAAAAATTACTATTAGAATCAGCAGAACAAGAAACAGGGCTAAAATTCATACGATTACCATAATTACCAACAAGAGTAGTAGGCAATCCAAGATAATCACCAAGAGAACCAGTAGAAGCCATTTTATTCAATTTATTTTGTGTATTAAAATTGATATACGGCTCTTCAAGTCCTTCACGGAAGTTACCAATAAAATCTTTATAGTCTTTCCAAAGGGCACGCAGAGGATAGCGGAAAAATGAAATACGAGCCTTCATACGGGTCTGAATAGGAAATACCATAGGCATAAACTGGAGACCAAAGCGAGGATTTACACGGAAAGAAGTCTTAGCGGGTACAAGGTCACAGAAGATAGGAGTAACACGACCAATCTGTGTAGTTAAGTTGTTAGCATGAGACCAGTCAAAATTATTGACTTTCACGTCATTATCGACATCAAGAGTAGCATCAAAGATATTATCAGCCATTGTTAGAAATTTTTAGGGTTAATATTTATGTGAGTTGAATCAACAGACGAGGTAGACGTTTGTTCCGTCTTTTGAGTACTATTCGAGTTGTTTTTTGATACGGATAGTGAAATCGTGCAAGCGGTACTAAGTACAATAGCCGATACCGTAGTGATGAGAGTACAGATAGCGGTGATGATAGCTTTAATTTGTTCATTTGTCAATTTCATTTGGAATAATTTTAAATTGTGGATTAGTAATTTGTTCATATTTAGCTAGAAACAGCTTATCAGGGTTATAACGTGTCAAATTATCACGTAGTTTTTCAGCCTTGCGGATAGTATCAAATTCACCAAGGAAGAAAGAAGTAATACGTTCTTGAGAGGCACGGTAGAGTACATCAATAGTTACTCTTAATAAGTATTCGGGTTCTTGTTTAGCCATTAGTCAGTAATCAAAGTAATTGTACAAATGTATTGGGGAAGAACGTTAATAGACTTAGCTATTTTTTGAGCTTCGACAACAGTAATACCAAAGAGAGCAAACGCATTAACAGGTTTAAGAACAGTAACACGACGACCAGCAACAACAGAAGTATGCACATAACTTACAGAAAAATCGAAATCGTGCTTTTCAGCAAAAGCTTGTTTCATGTTGTATTTTTCACATTTTTTCATATTAAACAGATTATATAGATTGAACACGAGCAACAATAACAAACTGATATTTTTCACGAAGCAATTTTGCAACAGAACGAATATAAGAACGAGGAACAGATACACGCATATCATATTGAGCAGGCTCATTCAGGTTATGATAGCGAATAATATAAGAATCTAATTTTTGATTTTTTGTAGCCATAATATTAAGTAGTTTTAATTATCACGCTACAAAGTTAGGAATAATC